CAATATACTCACTCAATAATGTGAGGGTGTCCTTCACTCTCAAGTCTACATCATCAACCCCTTCGGTGTCAACCAATGTTTCAACGATCTTAACATCATACGCTCCCTCTCTGTAGATCTTATCCACGAAGTCCTCAAATTGCGTATAGCTACGCTTCTCCTCAACAATAACCTTAACAAAACTATCCTTAAGATGATCTGTACTGACGTTGGTGTAATCGTTCTCCAAGTCGTTATAGAAAACTTTCTGAAAAATTTCAAACGGGTTCTTAATGTATCTAAGTTTATCTGTTTCAGTATCATAGATATGAAATCCTCTTTGATCTTTGTAATCGTTCCAGAACATCTGGTAAGGATTGCCTAAGTACTGAATATTTCCACGTTTTGATTTATGATGGAAATGTCCAGACCAGACACGATCATAATTTTTAAATACAGAAGCCTCTAGTCCACCATGATCAAATTTCATTCCAGGTGTCACCTCAAACCCATTGAGTTCTAAATGACCACATACTATACTAGCATCTGATTCTTCTATTGCTTGCATGGACTCTTCACTGTTTCCAGCATTGATCCAAGGAAGCATCAAAAATTTCTTACTACCTAATTTAAGTTCTGTTACAGATTTATATAGATGAAAATTATTATAGTGTTCTAATAGTAACTCAGGTGAATTGATTTTATTTGTATTCTTATAGTACGTTGTATGATTCCCAAGAATCATGTGTACATCAATCCCTTCAAGTCTGTCAAAATAATTTGCCTTAACCCTAGCAAAAGTATTATAGTCCATAGACTTTCGGTTATCAAAAGTATCCCCAAGGTCAAATACTGTGTAGATACCCTCTCGCTCAAGAGTTGGGAAAAATATTTCATCGTAAAATCTCTGGAAGTAATTCCAAAATGTTAAAGAACCTTTGCGACCATCTAGGTGCTGATCTGTAATGATTGCTATCTTCATTTAGATCTGTTTATCAAACTAATAAACTTATCTGCTGCGAATGTACCTGCGAGGCACACATCTATCTCGTCGCCATCCTTCCAGTTCTCAGTACCATCCTTTTTAGTATGAGCTAAGGCCACTGTAAGATCATCTATAATTTTCTGAGTAATCTTCATAGCAGTATCATTGCCCTTGAACAAGGTGTTGTCTTAATATTATATACTGCTCCACTCTCAGGATAGAGTTCTCTTAATTTTTTAACTACTGCTAATTGTATTTTAAGTAATGTCATGGGGTTTAATAATAATACAATTGTTTTTATAATCTGCTTTAAACTCTAGTTCCACATCATGTGGCCACATCAATTCCTCATATAAAGCATTGAGTCTATCCATGTCCTCATAGAGGTCATTGATATAATGATGGTTTTCATCAATCATCGGTTCATTTTAATTTCTATATTTTCCTTGATACTACCCATCTCAGCATGAGATTGATTCATTCCTTGCATATCACCAGAGTATGTGTCAGTATGCATCACCTCATCATAACCTGACTTCTCAAGAATCTTATTCTTAATCTCCATCTGCTTCTTCTCCTTCTGTATACGTCTCAGGAAAGCGTAATAGATTATCTGTGTGAAATATGCAAAAGGATTCTTGGACTTCTCTGGATCAAAATTATCTATGTACTGTAAGCAGTTCTCAATACCATCACAGATCATGTCCTCACGGAACATGTAGTTGACAAAATTTGGTTTGTATGATAGATGTGTAGCAATCTTGAGAAAGCACTCACCTATGTAATTGGGTACACGAGGACGGGGATCCTCTTCCTCACGTGCCTTGATAACAGAATTACGATAGATAGTAATCGCTTCTAGAAACTCTTTATTATTGACGTAATATTCTGTCTTCTTTTTCATTCTAGGCATTCTGTTCCCTTAAGTATAGGTGATTGTGCTAGAAATGTCAAGGGGCTTGACAGACGAAGACAAACGCAGTAGACTAACTCTGTCAGGGTTCAAGGGAACCTGTATCTAGCTTCTTTTATATAAGTCTTCTAATGATTTCTTAGTATTCTGGACAGATCCTAGTTTTCCCATATCACGAGTGAACTCCATTGGTTGTTGAGATTCCTTAAATGAATTAAGTTCCATTACATGCTTTGCAACAGTTATGGTATAGAAGTTTTGAATATTTTTATCTTCTACCTCAGTCATAGTAAGAACATGTGTCTTTGGTAAAACAAACATATGATCAAAAGTTGAATGAATCCAATCTGTTAAAGCAAACCCTGCTACTCTAATATTCTTTTTCTGTTGATCTATAACATGTACTTGCATTGGATTTTCCAACACAAGATTATCATCATCTGGCATATAAGAGACTTTAGATATAAGTTCTTCTCCAGTAGTGAGTTTAATTGTTGCTATAAATTCGTCTTCCATATTAGGATGCTTGAAGGTTTACCTTATAAACTTCATACTTAAAATTTTCTTCGTTGTATATATTTACTCTTTCATTAAGATGTCTTAATGTATAATTCTGACCCCCTATGTTATCGGCAATATCATAGAGGGTTGCCATCTCTTTCATTCGTCCTTTTCTGAGGACTCTACCAATGGATTGGAGATTTCTAATTCTGGACTTGGAGGGACTGGCGAAGACGATGTTGTGCAACCGCCTAATGTTAATCCCAGTACTGAAAGTGCCATAAGAGGCAACAATAATCGCATCATTTTCTTGCTCGGTAAGTTGACGTACTTCTTCACGATCTTCCACTTCCGTGCCGCCGTGAACAAAGAAAACCTTACGGTCTTCATTAACATTACTATTTATCAAATCATATAAAGGCTCCCCATGCTTCTCTATATAATTGAACAACACAAGTGTATTACCATCCAAGTCTCTTACCAAATTTTTAATTAAATTATTCCTTCCTTTATGTTCAACTAAGTAATCTATCTCATCATGATATGTTTCAAAATGTTGCGGGGGGTGTTTACAAAGCAGTACTTTGATCCTAAATTTACTTAGGTAGCCTGATTTAATGAGATCGTCAGTTTTGGTTACACGATCACAAGATCCGAAAAGGCCTTCAAGTACCCACTTGTGAGTCTTACTACCATCAAGTGTACCAGTAAATCCAAACCTATACTTAGCATTATGCAACTTAGTCATAATGCCAGTCAAGGATTTACTTTTAAAAAGGTGTGCTTCATCACCTATAACACAATCAATATCATCAAAGTATCTTTTAGGGAATTTGTAAATTGATTGCCACGTAGATATGATAATATTCTTATCAGTATTTTTATCCTTACCGCCATATATCTTATGAACAAAGTCCTCAGCACTCCATCCGTAATCAACGAAGTCGTTGACCATCTGCTCCACAAGGGATGTAGTTGGGACGATTATAAGTATCTTCTTGTTGGTGGCGCAATAGTATCTGACGAGGGAATAGATCATAAGAGACTTCCCAGATCCCGTTGGACTAAGAAGTAATTTCCTATTATTTTTTATAGCCTCGTAGACTGCTTTGTATTGGTAGTCACGAGGTTTTATTTTGGATATTTTATCCATAAAGGTTTTAACACCTCTAGGTGACACAAAACTATTATCTTCAACTATGTCACCATACCACTCATCTTTCTCATGATAGATCTTATACTCACGTTCATCAGCCCATGACTGAAGATGATCTATCAATCCACAATACAAGGCACCAGTACCAGGAGAATACAAACGTATAGTACCATCCCAATGTCTATATCTAGGATTCTTTTTTAAATACTTTGCTTCAGGAACTTCAAACGTAAAGTAATCTGCTAGTTCCCTATGGACATGTTCTTCATCAGAAGTGATGGTAACATATACCTCATTCTTCTTCTTTACTGAGAGATGTGTCATTACTGTCCATTAATAAATTTCTCCCACTCAATAGCACTCTTGATTTGGAAACCCCTATTTGATATTTGTTTCATTACCTGATCTAACCAATAAAGCATTTGATCTAGGTATTTAATTTTCGCTTCTAGGTTGATGACTTCATCATCAGACTCTACATAAACTTTCATCTTTTCAGATGTCTTGATACTATTGCCGAATGGTTTTTCAGCATAGGTCTTAGCGTCAGCCTCTCCTCCATAATACTCACGCTTCTCTCTAACAAGTTTGCGAACTTCAAATTCAAGTGAGGTTTTAATCTGAGATATATCAGTGTAGTGGTTTAAGTATTTATTATGCTGATACGGAATGTCAAGAGCCAACTGTGCCAGATCAGCAGTGTATGATTTATTTTTAAACTGGAAGTCTACATGACTATCCTCTGTCCAGTCTGTCTTTAGTTGTTCAAATTTATTACGAAGAGATTCAAAGTTCATGTAAGTTTCTTAAAGCTTTCATCAAGTAATTCATATTTCTCATACTTGAATGTCACATCAGCAGAAAAGTATTCCACATCTCCTACTGTAGCATCAAATGGTACTCCTGACAAGCTTACAGGGAATATGTTTGTAAACTCAACGATATGATTAGCATTATTGTGGCTAGTCATAATAAACAAACGACCATTTGAATATAAATCAGATTCTCCAGGAATCAATCTCTCATCTGATAGACCATATTTCCTAATCCAAGAATGGATTGAATGGTAGTTTTTTAATTCCTCATCAATAAGGAATCTGACTTGTAGGTCACCAAAGTTAATTCCTCCACTACCAGCAATAGGTACATTCCTATATGGTGTCTGCACCTCAGCAAATGGTATTACAATCTCTGGTATAGAAGCAGATTGACAAAAGAAATCTACACCATGAAATATCTCTAGATCTAATTTAAATCCAACTGGTGATAAAAAATTTCTATTTGTCGGTTGTTCACTCAACCATTCAGCTGCCATATCAACTTCCCAATCTACTTACTATTTATCCCTGTACTGATCGGGTGCTCCATTACCCCACTGTATCTGATATTCTTCATCGGTCATTTCGGGATTAACTTTCTTCTTTTTCATTGCATTGAAAGATACCACAGCAACAGTAGCTACCGTGGCTATTGATGGAGTCACGTATAATAAGATCTTCTGAAGCATCCCTTCCTAATAATGATATTCGTCTAATATGTCCAATGCACTATTTAGAGCTTGTTGTGCTGCCCATCTTTCTTTTGCATTCATATCATGGTACAATGCTTTAGTGTCAATGTCTCTCTTCATCTTTAACAATCTAGATGTCATAACAATTTTAGATAATCTACCGTTCATAATGAATTAGACAGTGTAATTTATTATAACCTATTTAAATAAAAAAGGGAACCCGAAGGTTCCCTCTGATTTGATATCGTGACCAGAGATCACATAAGGTTTGCAACACGTACACGTCTGTAGTACTGGTTAAGACCTGCGCCGAGAGCTTCAGCATCAGGAGTACCGTTCGCTTTAACAACGAATGGGTTAGCAACCATACCGTAACGAGTCTTGAATCCAATTTTGGGTTGGAATGTATCTGGACCAATAGACCTGACCATTTGGAGAGGTACATATGGGCAATAGAAGAGTCCTGCGT